TCGAAGGAAGCATGAGGGCCAGGACAGTCGCGTTGAATCCGGTTCCGGGATTGAATGCCCCGACGGCCGCTCCCAGTGCCGTGGTCTTGACGATCCGCGGGACGGCGACAGAGTTGTAGGTCGTGAAGTTGCCCCCGAGAATGACAGTTCCATCTGCGAGGATGAGAATGGCTCGGGCCGCGGTGTCGAGTCCGGTCCCCACATTGTAGGTCGAGTCCACGGTCCCGTCGGTGTTGAGTCTCACCAGATCCTTGGCAGAATTGGCGCCGTCAAACGAGACAATGATCTTGCCATCGGCCTGCAGGGCCATCGAGGCAAATCCGGGATCGGCGACCGTGACCTCATACGGCGTGAATGCCGGATCCTCGACGCCCGTCGTGAGAAGCCTCGCCACACGGACCTTTCCGGCGACAGACTCGTATCCGGCGACATAGACAAGGTTTCCGGTCTGGGGAATGAGAGCAAAAATCTTCGTGAATCCCGTGGGAAGATAATCGGCATCTCTGACACCGTTTGCCTCGATCAGAATGATCGGCTTTGCCGCGGCGACTGAGTCGTATGTAGTGAATGTCCCGCCGATCACGAGAGATCCTGCAGACGAGCCGAGCGCCGCGGTCGCCACCACAAAGCGCGTGCCCGAGCCTGGCTCGGTCACATGGAGACGGTGCCCGGTCGCGGAGGCCGTGATGGTGACGGTGTCGGACGCGACTGTCGCGATGAACTGCGCGTCGGCATCGACCGCAAGCTGTATCTTAGTTGCAAGCTGCGCGTCCGTGTCAGAATTCTGCATGTCGACCTCGAGCAGGCGACCGCCAGACGGAACCGCCGGAGGACTCGACGAGTTGTTGTGGTCCATCCATACTCGCACGGGCCCATTTGCGTCTCCGAGATCAAAGTATGATCCGCCGTGGGCTGAAATGACCTGAACCGTTGAGACCTCGGCGAGAGCAGACGGAAGAATGCAGGCGGCGGTCGGGGCCGTGTTGAATCCCGTCCCAAAGGTCACGGTCGTGTCGAGCGCCCCGGCCGACGTCAACCGCGCGATCCGAGTTCTGGCGCCATTGTTGTATTCGCTGAATTCTCCGAGAGCATAGATGCCGTTTGTGTCATTGAGCAGCACGTTGATCTGTTCGGAACTCGGCTCTGCCCCGAAGTTTGACACGAAGCCGTCTCCCTGCGTGAAAGTCAGGCTCCGGATTCCCGCAGAGGTTCTCTCGGTGATCTTGCCCTGGTTGGTCGTGTTGTCTCTCCAGAACTGGCCCCCGAGAATGACACGGCCGTCAGACAGTCTCGTCATGGCGAGGGCGTCATCGTTGAGCTCAGAATAACAGTGGCGGGTCACGGACTGCACCGAGTCATAATAGCACGGATAGATCGTCCTGAGATAGTCGGCCTGTGCCTGGGCGGCCGTCTGGGCGGACGCGAGTGCCTGCGCGTCGGCGTCAGCCTGCGAGATTCTTGACCTGTATGTCGACGTGGCCGTGACGGTCAATGGCCCGGTAGTCACCGATCCGACCGGACAGGTCAGGGTGACAGTCGCGGACCTCGTCGAGGCCCACGCGTTGCCTCCGACCTCGTAAAGATCCTCGAGAGCCACAAAGCCCTCCTCGCGGCTGTAGATGTGGTTCCTGCCGTCCTCTCCGACCAGGCAGACATTGGTCTCGTTTTCCTCGCAGCGTCCCTCGGCGCGCTCGGCCCACGGTTCCATGAAGATCCTGATCGATTCCACGGCCATCTGGCCGCACCATCTGACGAGAATGCTGAAGGCCTTGTCGATGTTCTCGGAATACTCGGACTCGCAGGTCGGGCAGCCGTCGGACGGCAGGGCATTCTCGGTTGTGACCCGGCGGCTCTGTTTCTTGAGACCGTCAAGGATGCCGAGCTCAGATGGCGGAATGTCGGCGCCCGCGGAGGCCGCCGTGATCGGAGCGATGATGCGCTTGCAGAGAACTGGCTTGTAAGCGCCGCGGATCCCACGGTAGTTTGCCGTGACATAGGCGTCTCCGGCAATTTCCATCAGGTTGATGTCGGCATACTGGAACGACTTGAGATCGTGGCCGTCTCCGATTAGGCGCGTCTCGAACTCGCAGAAGATCGGCCTGGCAAAGTCAATCCTTGTGAAGTCACTCCCAAGCTCGAAAAACGTGTCCTCCCTCTCCGGCATGAAGGCCTCCCACACATGGTTGTGGCTCCCGTCAGAGAGGGCCCGGTAGTCGACTGATGCCGCGAAGGCCCGGCGCTTTCCGTCGATCACGGGAGATGCCCACTGGATCGGGCGAATTCCCGTCCACACTCCAGACCATGCCGGAATTTTTTCAGAGGAAAATTCGCTCAGCGGCGAATAGTCAAGCACAAATGTCTCAGAATTCAGATTCTGTCCGATCGGCATCGACATTAGCAGATAGTTCTCGAAGCTAAGGCCGCAGATCATCGATGAATCATCATTGAGAAATTGCTTGCTGAAGGCCATTTCGGCGTCACGGTAATTGATCTGGCTCGTCAGGTTGCTCGATGCCGCGGCGTCAGAGGCGACCAGGCCTCCCGGGCTATACCACCACATGAGTCCTGCCTGGAACACGATGCTGCGTCCCGCGATGCAGCCCGTGCTCGGAAATAAAATCGACTGCATTCCTTGGGTCGTGGCCCACTGGGCGCGATCGCGGATGCCAGAGAGCACAATCTCGCTGCGCTCGTCGGTGAAGACCACGACAACCTCGACCCGCTCTTCTCCAATGAAGCTTGTCAGTCCGGTAATCTGTTTCGGAAAAGAAAAATCGCCTCGGCCCTCGCCCTCGACTCGCTCGGTGAACTTGACCGGGTCAAACAGATCAGACGCCAGGAGAATATTGCCGCGCGCAACCCAGAGACGTCCTCCAGAGAAGGTCATCCAGGTCCCGGTCGGAGTCTCGAGACTCGGGGCCGCCTCGACGAGATGCCGCGATTCCTCGCCGTCCCAGTATGCGGCCGGGGTCACGCCGTCCTGGATCATCAGCACGTTGTGCGATGGCACGATCTGGAGTGTCTGATCGGGCGCGGTCATGACGGTCTTTTCGGCGACCGCAAAGTGGATCATGTCTGCATCGGCAGAAAACTGAAGACTCTTGAGGCAAAACTCTTCCCAGAATCTTGGCTGCTCGAGAGGAAACGGCAAAAAATAAATCTTGCCATCTACCGCAAAGACCAGGTAATCGTCGCGACGCCCGTTCTTGGTCACCTGAAAGTGAGCCATTCCCTGAAAGTTTCCTTCTGGCAGGGTCAGGCGCATGCGGAAACCAGGTCTCGTCTGGATGACGCCGCCACGATTAACGACATTGACTCCACGGCGATACTGGTCCTGGCGAAGAAACCACGGGTGCCGGACAGAGTTCATTCCTGACATCCATCCGGCGTCGACGCTCACGAGCCGCCCCTGGGTTATCGCGGGAGATTGCATCTCAGTCCATCCAGTCGTCGGGCCTCGTCGTCACGTCAGCGTTGATCTGGAATGTTGGGGCGCGCGGTCCGTCGAGCGCGCGATTTCGCTTGTTGAGATATTCCACGGCAATCAGACGATACTGCTCTGATTCAGCAACGAACTTCTTGAAGAGCAGCTCCTGCGATTGGACCATCATTAGAATCGCCATGCGCGAATCTAGATTTATGAAATCCCTCTCGGTCAGCACGTCAAAGGCGCGGCGACGATATTTCAAGCGGACCGACGTGGCCGACTTGTTGATCCGGATGCGGCGATACGCCGGCGTGGTCTCAGTCGGGTGCAGGTCACCAAGAAGCGCAATGTTTCCGGTCCTGGACGTGTCCCAGGCATAGAGCCGGATGTATCCGTCGGTCACCGGCTTCTCGATGGAAGAGACGGTCTTGACCGACACCGGGGCACGAGAGACCACGACTCGCTGGGATCCGGTTCCGGTCGACAGAAAGGTGATGCGCCCGGTCGTCGCCGGGGCCGCGTTGGCCTGCGCCTGCGACGGATACAGCTCGATCTGATCGTCATCGATGGACCTGGCATAATAGGTGGTCGACAGCAAGAGCGGCGACGGTAGCGCCGAGCTCGTCGTGACCGTCAGCGCCGTTCCGGTCGCAAATCCGTGGTCTGGGATGTCAAGCGATGTCGCGGCCGGCGTCGTCATTGAGCGAGAGATCAGCATCTCATGAATCCCGGATCCGACCGTCGTCAGCGGAATCAGGACGTTTCCGGTCGTGTAGACCTCGATGGCGTCTCCGACCACGTTGGCGCGATAGTCGGTTCCGGTCGCGAGCGGGGCCGGAAGAGTCCCATCGGTCGTGAAGCGAACAATTGTGAGATTCTCAAGAAATGCCGTGAAGTCGACATCAAAACTGTTGTCGCGGGGCGACACGGTCACGGACCTTGCCCTCGAGAGATACAATGTCTCGGCTCCCGCGGTCGTGGCCGAGAATCGTCCCGTCACCGTGGGAGGAGCGGCGTTCGCATTGATTGCCGAGTCGTAGATCTCGACGAGAGAATTACTGATTTTGCGGACGTAATACAGGGCTGACTGATCAACCTGTGACGGGGCCGTGCCCGGCAGGATTCCCGGCGTGTAAAATCGGACGGCGTCGCCCGTCGAGAGGGCCGTGGCATCCACCGACCACTGCGAAAGAAACCCGACCGAGAATGATCTTGAAATGACCACATAGAGCTGTCCGGTGCCGCCGGAACTGATCGCGACCGGATTCGGGATCGTGTCGTTGAGTGAGAACGTTGTCGAGGTCAGCGGGGCCTCGCCGCGATACACAGTCTCGGCCTTGATGGGATCAGGAAGTGTTCCATTTGTAGTGAAACGAACAAAACTGCCTCCCTGGGCCGTAAAGGTCACCGTCGGGGCCGAGGTGTAGCCGGTTCCTCCGGTGATGACGCGAATCGACACAACGGCACCGCCCGCGACGATTGCCTCGGCCGTTGCGCCGGTGCCTCCACCTCCCGAGATGGTGACCTTTGGCGAGACGTTGTAGGCACTTCCGCCGGCCCCGACCGAGATGGCCACGACAGTCTGACTTGAAAGCACCGCGGTCCCGGTCGCGCCCGATCCGCTGGGGGAACTAAGATTGTGCGGACTCACAGTTGTCACGATGCTGCTGCCGCCGCCGGCCACGGTCGCCGCGATGCGCTTCACGAGCGAATTTGTCCCGACTCCCAGGGAAGTCAGCGCAATCGGGTTGGCTCCCGTGGACGCATCGGCCGAGGTGGAGTGCAGCGAGACCGACGTGGCGCTGAGAGTCCTCACAAAATACGGCGTGTTGGCGATCAACGGCTGCGGGAGTTCTCCGCCAGAATTCGAGGCCGTCACCTGGTCTCCCGTGACAAAATTGTGCTCCAGCGTGAAGGTCAGCTGGGTCAGCGGATACATCGGCTTGAGAATCCGCGCCTCGACAGACGTTCCAGGAGTCGTGGCATTGACCGGGTTGGTGGCATTCTCGCGGTCGCTGTCGTCGTTGTAGACGATGAAGCGGTCGGTCGTGATCGGGGAGGCCGGATACGTGCGGGCCGCCTCGAAGGGGAGCGGAAGTGGCAATCCAGTGAAAGCGACGAGGTCTCCCTCAGAGATGAGATTGGCACCAGAGGTCACAAAGCAGGTCCTGGCCCGGACAGGGCGCGTCTCGCGGAGTGTGATCGAGGCCGTCGGATCGACCGTTGAGAACAGAATCGGTCGCTGGTTTGTCTGGGCATCAAGTCGGGTTGCATAAAGCAGCACGCGGGTCGAGTCGACGACCCTGATGAAATAGAATGCCCCGTTGATCAGGGGCTGCGGGATGGAACCTGACGACAGCTGCACCTGCATCTGGGCGGCCGTGGCGAGACCGTGCGCCGTTCCGGAGACGAGCCGCCCGGTCGGCGTGGTCTCGAAAAGACGAAGAAACGGCACGGACGTCGGGGCGGCCGTGGGAGCTCCCGCGACGTTGACTGCAAAAGTCTCAGTC